TGATGTGAAATATAATGATACTTCTGATAGTTCAAATACAAGAACTATACAATACTATATATATAAAGATTTAGATAGTATATTTTATGCAGGTATTGGTGGAGGAAAAGGTTTATTGTTAACTGATGAAACTAACAAGGGCTTTCCAATACCGATAAATGGAACAAAAATAGAAACAATAAACTATATTAACTTAAAAAATCCATAATATGCCAGAATACAAAATAGGAAACATAAATTATTTATCCGAAGATAAAGCTGTTATATCTGATGAAAATATAACTACTGCAATAGATATATATAAAATTGATCAACCGCCTCAATCAACTAATAATTCCACATCTAATCAAGCGGCAAGCACTAAAGTTCCGCAAGCTAATTCAACAACTACTAGTGAAAATGGTCAAACTTTAACTCCACTTTCTCAAGGAATAAAAATTGAAACTATTGGATCTGATGGAGATTCTGGAAAATTAACTATTAAAACATCTCTTACGTCAAATAATTTACCAAATATATATTTCAACATAAGAGAAAATTCATTTGATAGTAAAAATTTATATTTTAGATTTAAAACAAGTGATATCGCTAGTTCAGCAGGAACGCAAACAGATACTTGGTCTTCAGATACAAATTTATTATCTGGATTATCATTAACGGGAGACACTAATTGTTTGAAAGTTACGCAAGCTTATGGTCAAAAATTTTATGAATTAATTTCTACTAAAAGCATAAGCAAGTCTAATTTTTCTTTTAGTTTACCACAGACTCCAACTTATGCTTTTTTAGTTTATGCTTTAGCTCATGCAAATGTAAAAACAAATTTATATTCAAGTTCTAATCAAATTCATAAATTTCAAGCGTATTCAGATATTGGTGTAACGGTAACGCCTATATATAATAATAGTTATACTGCTGCTAGTGGTAATAAATTTTCAGGTGGTCCAGAGCAAAATTATAGTGTTTTTTCATTATCTCCTTTATTGTCTTCGCAATTTATTTCCCCATACCAACAAGTTAACGGTTTAAACACAGTAAATATAAATAACTCTACTTTTGCTAATAATTTTTCTCAATGGAAACAATATAATACAGTTCAATCTGGAACAAATAATAGAACAAATTCGGCTCCTGACTTTACATCTAATAAGATTTTTAATTTATGTAATACGCCAAATTCTTTATCGTCGCCAACAGCAACTAATACTCCTTTTATAATAAATCAAGGTGGTTCGGATATTCCTTTAAGCACTTTTTCTTTATTTTTTATAGAAATGTATAGTTATTTAGAGTTACCAGCTTTTAACCAGCAAAGTAATGATTACAATATTTTAAACGTAGTAACCAAAGTAAATGGCTCTACGTCTTACTCTACAAGAATATTTATAAAACCAGACATAAATTTTTCTAACAATATCAATTGTAATATTTCGATTGGCAATAATCCAGGTTCAGATGGAATAAGAATGTTTTTATTTGATTATTTGTATGGAACTTCTAGAGATGTTTCTTCGATGAATCAAGATAGAAATCTTATCTTAGAATCTTTGGGGTATAATAATAGAAAAGTTTTATTAAAAAGCTCAACCGATTTGCAGATGACAAATGCAACTTCATCTTTAAGATTTCCAGCATATTTATCGCACCCTTTCTTAAATATGTATTTTAGTTAATAGTGTAAATTTATTTTTAATTCTTTATTATATTAAAATGTCAAATCTATTTTTATTAGATAATACAAGCGTTTTAGATCTTTTTGAAATAAAACTAAATGATTTTGATGGATATTTCAGATTTCATGGGTCTAAAAATCTAAAATCTAATATCGTTTTTAAAGGAAAAGAGTATCTTTTTATTCCGTGTGAGATATCAAACTTAGAATACTCTTCGGAAGCCAAGCAAAATAGACCTACTTTATCTATTGCAAATATAAATAATTATATAAGTAATTTAATAAAAGATAGAAAAGATCTTATAGGAAAACGATTTTATAGAAAAAAAATATTAACAAAAGATCTAGATGATGTTAATTTTGGAGGATCTAATAAAAACACTTTAGGAGCTTCGTCTTTTTCATCGTTTATATCAGTTGATACGTTTGTTATTCAAAAGAAGAATTCTGAAAATAAAGACAAAGTAGAATTTCAATTAGCTAATATTTTAGATTTGGATGGTCAAACAGTTCCGTCAAGAAAAGTTTATAATGATATTTGTCAGTGGCAATATAGAGGATACGGATGCAACTATGGAAAACTGTCTAATTATGATGGCCCAACAATACCAGTTAAAAAAACAAAATTTGATACTTTAGATTCTGTGATAAGCGCACCTTCTAACGCCTTATCTACTACAAATTTATCATTATGGTTAAATAACACAACTGGAAAAACATATGGTTCTACTATTGAAGTTGCATCATCTTCTGGAAAAAAATATTTATTTCAAAAATTAACTGCTTGGCAAGATAGCTCAACTATTATAAATACCAGTGGAACTGCTAAAACTATAACTCCGACATCTAATATAAAAAAGTTTACAAATTCAGGAAGATTAAACAATCAAGAAGGAGTGTTCTTATTAGCTGAAGATTCATTGTTAATTGATTCTTTATTTTTTGGATCTGGTAATGACTTGACTATTTTTTATGTTTCTGAGACTACAAATAAAAGATTTGATGTAGCTAGAAGCGGTGCGCCAAATGGTGGGTATATAGCTAGAGGTTTAACATCTGAAAATACAGCAACTAATAAAGATTTTTTACTTGGTTATGACAAAGGATATTCAGACGTGGTTTATCCTTCAAGTAGTTTCGCTAATGATAAAAAAATTTGGGGCTATTATGATTTATCTCCTAAAATATATGCTTATTCAAATCAGTCTGGTGGAAATAAAATATTTTATAAAAATGGTACAACTTTATTTACAAGAACTGGAAGTTTAGATTTAGACGCTTTGAAATTAAGTTTTAATAAAATTGCTGGTCAAACTAGTGATATCGTTATTTATGAAATTATTATTTTTAATAAGATATTAAACGATTCTGCTATAAAATCAGTTTTTTCGTATCTATCTACTAAGTATAATATAGAAGTTGCTAATTATTTTGAGAATATTGAAACTGTTAAAGGTTCGACAATTTTTAGTCAATCAGCTTACAGTCAAGAAGGTAATTTGGGGGTTACTATTGCTGATGAAAATAATAAATTATTTTTAAAATATCCAGATAACATATATTCTAATTTTGAATCTTATGGTTTAACTAGTTTAACTTATAAAGGAGATTATAATAGTAATACAATATATGCTCAAGGAGACTTTATAAAAATAGATGAAGAAATTGATTTTGACTTTAATGAAACGGTAATTCAAAAAAATTCTATATTGCCTTCTCGTTTTTTTGTTTGTTTAAGTAATGAAGGAGTAATAGGAAAACATCCTATGGATTATACAAATATATGGAAGGAAGATAAGTGTTCTAGAAATTTGAACGGTTGTTCTTTAAGATTTAATAATACATCTAATATTCCTTTTGGTTCGTTTCCTGCAACTTTAAGTTATGATTATAAATTACCAGGATCTTGATAAAAATCTTTTAGAGAATTTAAAAAAAGAAAGCATTTCTTCTGATGAAGAAGTGTGTGGTTTTTTAGTAAAAAAAGATAATGCTTATTATTTTAAAAAAATGGTGAATGTACATCCGAATCCTAAAAGCTTTTTTCTTATATCTCCAAGAGACAGTGATTATTCTGATGGGTGTATAGTTTTTCATAGTCATCCAAAACATGTAAAAGAAAAGGGATTTTCTGAATGGGACTTAGAAAATCAAAAATATTTTTACTTGCCTATGCTTTTATATAGTGTAAACAATGATGAGTTTTATTATAAAAATATATGATAAACATAATTTTAGAAGGCGTTTTGGGAAAAACTTTAGGAAATTCATGGAATTTGAACGTTAATTCTGTTTTGGAAGTTTTTGAAGCTATAGAGGCCAATACTAATAGAATAACAAAATTTTATAAGGATTTAGAAAAAACAATGACGCATTTTGTTGTTTATATAGATGACAAAATTATGCCGCCTCATTTATTAAATAGTAAAATTTTAAATTCTGGATCTACTGTAAAAATACTTCCTATTATACAGGGATCTGAACCAACAACAATGATAATAATTGGATTAACTTTAATAGCTTTATCATTTGTTTTAGCAGTAGTTTTAAGTCCAAAACAGCCTAAAGATGTAAAAACAAATTCAACCATAATTGGTGGAATAAGGAATGTTTTAAATAGAAATATAGCTGTACCTATTGGTTACGGTAGATTAAGGATAGGAAGCGCAGTTATTTCTAATGATATTGGCATTTCTAATGCTGAAGGAACTATTTATTCTTATAATGGAGGAAGTTCTCTTGGTGGTTATGGTGCTGGTGGTAATGTTCAGATATTCAAAAAATTGAATTAACAATATATTATGTTTATAAATAAAACGATCCCTTCAGATATAACTTTAAGCTCTCCAGCTAATAATAAATTAGAAACGGACGAGAGGTTGATAACTACAGATTTAATCTGCGAAGGAACAGTTGAAGGTCTGGTTGATAAAGATGGAAATCTTTTAAAATATGTATCTGTTAATAATTCTTCTGCTGATTCAGATTTATGTTTGGGAAAAGGTGTCTATTACAATGATGTTCCTTTAATTGATAGTAAATTAAATAAATTAAACTTTGTAAATCTTGGATTTAATATATCTTATGGAGAAGAAGTAAGTAATCCTTTAAATGAATTTCCTTCAACAATTTATAGATACAATCAAAAAGTATATTTGAATGAATCTGATTTCACAAAAAACTCATTAATTTCTACTATTAAAACTAATGTTATATCTTTTCAAGACGTAGATAATACATCTGTTTTAAAATATGATTCAAAATCAATTACCACAATTACGCCTGTTAATAGTAGTGATTTGTCTTTATTAAAGAATTATTTAGATCAAGCTAAAATAAATTGTCAAGAATTTACTCATAAAATACAAAATAAATATGCAGATTTAATTTCAGTTCAAGTTAAAATAGATCAATTATTCGCTACCGATCAAGATGGTAGTACTAATCCTTCGTCATTAGTTTATGCTATAGAGTTTAGCGAAGATAACTCTTCTAATAGATATTTTACTATTTGTTCTGTAGTTGGCGTTTCAAAATCTGGTTACGTTAATGAAGTGTTTTTTGAATTAAACCTCAATAATCAAAAACAAAATGCTTATTATGTTAAAGTTTATGCATTAAGTAAAAAAATACAGCCAAGTGATCCTAGAACGTTTAAAGAATTTTCTGTTTCATCTATAATAGAAAAAGTTACAACAAGAGGATCTTTTAGTTATCCTTTTTCAGCTTTAGTAAAATCTTCAGTTAGTTCAAGGCATTTTCAATCTGATCCTAATAGAACATTTGATATGAAAATGTTGAAGGTAAAAGTTCCGCAAAATTATGATCCAGAAGCTAGAGAATATGTTGATAATTGGAATGGAAATTATGATGGCTTTCTAAGATGGACTGATAATCCGGCTTGGATATATTATGATTTATGTACTAATTCTAGATATGGAATTGGTAATGGTAAAATTTTTGAAAAAGATCTAAATAAGTGGGAATTATATAAGATCTCTAAATATTGTGATGAATTAGTTAAATCAAATGAGCCAACAACATGTCCTGAATTTGCGTTTTCTAGACAAAACAGTGACGATCAAAATTGTATATTTATTGAAAAAATAGATGGAATGTCGCTATCGGATTTTATAAAAAAATTTCCTCCAGTGATAGTTGTATCTAGCACTGTTCGTAATGATCCTGCTTATAATGGAGGGTTTTGCAATTCAGTTATATTTTTATACGACATAACAGATTCGAATAATAATAAATTAACTGTAGGGCTTAAAAAAATTATTTGGTCGATTGAAGACTTAGGAACATCGTTTAAAATAAAATTAATAAATGATTTCGGTCCTAGAAGAGCTTTTGAAAATGAACCTACTGGAGATTTATTATCTTCGTTTATTAAATATTGTGATTTTGGATCTACAACTGGAGATTTAAATTCAAGAATACAAAGATCTTTAAAAAATTCAGAATCTGAAGCTAAGAGTCAAATATTGAATTGGTATGCGTCAAATATAAATAATTCAAAATACTCCAATTATATAAATTCTATAATAAATAAACCTTGCTTTAACAATGATATATCAGATGGAGATATTGTAAATGGCAAATGTTTGCCTAGAGTTAAAAATTTTAGAGATCCATTAGAAACTAGATTTTCAGCAAATGTTTTAATAGACAATGAAACTGATTGCTTAAAAGTTCTAAATGATTTGGCATCGATTTTTAGAGGATTAACTTATTATAAGAATAATTTTATAACAGCTACAATTGACGTTGACAAAAATACTTCTTACATTTTTAATAATACTAATGTAAAAGATGGACTTTTCACTTATTCAAGTGGTAGTTTAGAAGCTTTATACACTGTAGCTAAAGTAATGTATAAAGATAGATTTAATAATTTTAATGAGCAAGTAGAAATAGTTGAAGATACGAAAATGATGCGTGAATATGGAATTATAACGAAAGAAATTTTAGGTTTTGGCATTTCTTCTAGAGGGCAAGCAAGAAGAATAGGGACATGGATGTTGACTACAAATAGATTTGAAAATCAAACTATAGCTTTTTCAACTGATTTGCAGGGTTTAAATCTAAAACCCAGCGATGTGATTCAAATTCAAGATCAATATAAAAACAATTCTTTTTTACAAGGAAGAGTGACTTCTGTCAATTACACATCGAAATATATAACAGTTGATAGAAAATTAAATTTAAATTTAGCGGGATCAATTATAAAATTTATTTTTGATAATGCTTCTAAATCTATTGATGATTTAGATTCTTTAACTTCAGTCTCTTTATCTGATGTTGATTCTTTGAATGCTTCTGATGTTGTAGAGTTAAAAATAGATAGAATAGAGAATTCTACTAATAGAGTTTACTTTGATGAAAATTATAATTTTAATTTAATAACAAGAGTTTTGCCGACAGTTCCTTTTATAATTATAGATCAAACTTTAAATAATAATAAAAATTTATATAAAGTAGTAACGATTTCAGAAGTTGATAATAATGAGTATTCGTTTTTTTGTATAAAACACGATCCTTCAAAATATGAAGCTTTAGATCAAAACTCTTTTGAAAATCCAAATTCAAATAGCGTTAATAATACTATTGTTTTTTCATCTTATGATAATTTACAAGAAATAGATTTAACAGGGTGCGATAGTTATTATATTTTAAATCAAAAATTAACTTATAATGATGTTAGACAGTCTAAAATAGATTACTACTTGAATGACGCTTCATCAATATCTGCTGATCCTAACTTCGCTACTTTGACTATTAAGTTCACAACAATATATGAATATTTGCAATCTAACTCTAAAATAACTCAAATTTTAAATAATTCTGGAGGTATCATTTGTAAAGTCATATTTAAAAATCAATCTATTAAATTCCTATCTCCAGCATCATCCTTTTCCGATAAAATTATTTTTCTTGGAAACTACTCATTTGGGGGGCAGATATCGGCTTTGTCTTCAATAAAATTTTATTTATATAATAAAAATTTCCAAATAATAGAAGTGTAACATAATATATGCCTGTAATTACTGGTCAAAATTTAACGGATTATGCGCCTTTTTTAATATCTGATTTGATATTAAATAATAAAAGCGATTTTACTTCATTAGACTATTCTTTGTCTCCAGACAGCTTTGGTCTTCCTTTTGATTCCAAAATGGTTTCTGGAAATATTGCTCAAAGTTCTTTAAATTTTTCTTTATCTATTGTTGATCCTTATAATGATAAAATAATCAGTAATTCAATTATTCAGTCTAATGTTTTTTCTGGAATTAAGGTAGATTTATATACTCAAAATAGAGATTATGTCGGTAATTTAATACAGAATACCAATAACACTCAAATACAAATAGATTCTACTGCGTTTTCTAATTTAATAGGGGGTTATACTGGTTTTGATAATTTAAACAATTTAAGAACATTTTTTATAGATTTTACCACTTATGATTTAGCTGGTAATTCAGATGTTTATTATTTTTTAGCTAATTATCCTAAAGTAAATATTACTGGTTTTGATATAAAAAACTTAAATCCTATTTCAGTTACGCCTTTAGTTGATGATTTTAGTTTTTTAAAATTTATAGATGTTTATGCAGTTCCTAATCCAAATGTAGTTCCTTTATCTGGAACTTATGATTTTGCAAATAGTGGAATCTTTAATTCTATTTTTAATTATGAAACTAATAGATATCAACAAGCTTTTTCAATATCTCCACCTTCTTATGTTGATAGTGATTTAAATATAGCTTTACCATTTAATATAGTTGCTATTCCTAATGATTATTTATATACTGGAGCTTATTTCTTATCTTCGGGAATTAAATCTTCTTATTATGATACTGATTCTGTACCAGTATCAATTAATAATATTACTGGTTATATAAGTTGTTCGCAAAATATTTTTGACAAAAATTTAGATACTCAAGCAATTGTAAAATGGGATGCTATAAAAACAAGTAACTCATTATCTTTTGAAACATATGTTTATGAGGATGGTATTGATAATGCTAATTATGTTTTTGCTTCTAATAATTCTAGTGTTGAATCTATTAGTCAAATAAATTATGGTACTGGCGAAAATTTAATTCGTAATAGAGATCAGTCATCTTATTATTCTGGAGCTGATCCAATTTTTAAAATTTACGGATCTTCAGGAATTCAATGGTCTGATCATACATTATTTATAGATAATTATTATTCTTTGCCATTAGATTTGTACGCTACGAATAAAAGCTTGAAGTATGTAACAGAAGTTAGAGTTCCTTCTGGCATTTTAAATGATCCAGAATTATATTTTGTATATTATTATGATTATGTATCAGATACATTAAATATAAAACCAAGTGGCGGTCAATGGTCTGGAAGCATTTATACCGGAACTTATACAGGTCAAAGATATGGTTCAAATACCGGCATATCTGGGTCTAGCGGAGTTGGTCCTAGTTTACTGTCTAATGAAACAGGTATTTGACTGTCGAAGAGAATAACTGGAAATGGTGATTTCATTCTTTCGGAATTCGAACCGAAAGTAAAATTCTCAATCAAGCCAAATAAAAATTATGAAATAAAAGTAAGAGCTTCATATCAAGATGGAAGTTACTCAGACTTTTCAGAAACTTTAACTTTTAACTCTGGGCAGATTCAGAATGTAGTTACAGGTGTTTTTCCAAATAAATATGTTATAGATGGTTCGGGCGCGGCTAATTATATACCAAAATTTTCTGATTTCGACACATTAACAACAGGTACATTATATTATAGTGGAACTAATAATTTAGTATTTACTGAATTGCCAACAACAACTACTACTGCAACTCAGTATTTAGTTATTGAAAATAATATAATAAAGAGACAAACTGGTTCTGGAGGTAGTGGAACTTCTGGAAGCAGTGGATCTTCTGGAACTTCGGGAAGCAGCGGAACCAGCGGATCTTCTGGAAGTAGTGGAACTAGCGGATCTTCTGGAAGTAGTGGAACTAGCGGATCTTCTGGAAGTAGTGGAACTAGCGGATCTTCT